ATCAGGCGTCGCTGGTGTTACAAAATCTACAAATTCTGGCAACTCTGTTTCCGTAAATTCAATAGGCGCTGTGTTGTTCCACACACGCTGACGATCTTCTATCATGCCTTCCATACTGCGATGGCGCATACTTTCAAGATTGATCTGATTGATATCGTTTTCAGGAACGCCTATCCATTCTAGCAAACGTCGTGCTTTGAATCCGATATTGCGTCCAAGAATAAAACTTGCAGTATAGCCACAGTTAAAACAATGATAACTCCAGCCCTGTTCAGACAGTTTGATACCACCACGTCCACGACGATCAGGTGTGTTGCCAGTGTGTACGCAACAAGGTGCGTTGAAGGAAATCCACCCAGAACTAGACTGTTTTCTTTTGCCTGGTAAAAATGCCAACACGTCAATCATGCTACTATTGTAACACTTTTTTTAAGACAATGCAACTTGTTTTGGCTTACCGGTACTTCAAGTTTACCACACGTCCTGTGGAAACAAGCACCTGCACTGACTGCATGGTAGGAGGAACAGGACGGTATCCAGAACCACCAGTGACCAGTGTAATGCCACTGATTGAACTGCCTGATATACTAGCAGTGGCAACGGCACCGGCGCCTTCGCCTACAAACTCAATCAGGGGTGGAGCCAAATAACCAAAACCTGGGTTAGAAACAGTGACTCCTGTGACAATGCCATTGGCCACTGTGGCAGTGGCCTGACCTGGGTTGCCCATTGCTTGACCATTTGTGCCTGTTGTGTATATACTGTTGTTAAAACACAAACGCAGTATTGGATGCCATCCAATCACGTTCATGTAAATGGTTTCAGTTCTGTTTAGATACTGCGTGGATTCTGTCACATTGTACCAGATGCTTTGATAGTTCTCTGCGGCCTGGGCCTTGATTGTACCTGTGTAGCCAAGCAAGTCCATTTGTATTGTGGTTACCGCGCCAACTGGTTCAATGAAACTGCTGTAGAATTCAGTTGGTTGGTAAGGGCTGTAGTTGTTGATTGAGCTGCCAGCATTTAGTGCCCAATCCGGGTATACACTACTGCTGGACCCACCATAACTGACCTGAGCTGTGATTTCTGTTGTGGGAATTGTCAAATTGGCACTGGGCACGTACTGAGGATACACACTGTCTACCACATCAAGCGGAGCACGAGCACCCGATTGTGCATCTGTGTACACTGCTTCTATTAGATTACCGCTGGCTCTCATGATGCTGTAGGCAGCGGGCTGTGCCAACACTGTGTCAAGTTCTGCTGTGGTTAGTGTTACTTTGGCGCGGCCATACTGTGCATTGATAACAACCATTTCTTTTTGAACCAATAACGCATCGCCATTCTGGCTAACCATTCTAAATGTCAGTGTGCTGCCTGTGATATTCACGGGTTTTTCGTCTTGATTGATGAACTCAAACAAGATCACATTGTCAACACCTTTGTTAATTGTTAGTTTTTTAGCATACACAGGATTGTACCTCAAATTGAAATAAGCACCACTGGTGTCGACTACAATAACTCGAGTTACTTGTTGGTAAAGGTAAGCAGTGGTTGAATACATATGACAGTATTTAGCGACAAAAGATAACCTTTAAATTTAGCCAAAAACTCAAGGTATAAATACCACCGATGGCCAATGATATCTTTACTAAACTCAGCGAACAATACCCCTTTATTACACTGTGTGTATATGCTTCCACGGAGTATGTGGGTATTGTGCAGAATCAAGACGTGTCAGTTACCACCATATACGACTTTGGCAGCATACACGACCCTGCACTAAAGCAACGGTTCCTGGAGTTGGCCAATGCTTGGTGGTGGGAAAGTAATAGAAGTATTCCCATCAACATCTTCCTCAAGAAAGACTGGGATGTATTCCGTCCTTGTCTCCGCACATTTGCCAACAAAGACTTGGAAATACTTCACGGGCCTATTTGTAGCCTTGCTGATATTGCACTGAAAAAAGGCAAACGCAAAAGTATCACACTTGTGCGACGGATGGACTGAGCAGGTTCATGTGTAATGCTACCAAGGCTGCGTAAGAGATTGCGTGGCTTTTCTTAAATGTGTAGCCGCGACTTTCATCACCGTCCCACACAGAGTCGAATACCACGTCCCAAGGCTGTCGTTGCAAATGTGCTTTGCCCGGACGAATGATACTGATAAACGCTGCCATTCTTGGAATACTATCCGGGCGCATTGCGCTCAGCAGGTCTGTATAGTTGCCAACGTGTGCTAGTTGTTTTGCCCATTCTGGTTCTTGCCACAGTCGACTCCAAGTAGGCTCTGTGGCCACTGCTGTGGCATAGTGTTCTGGACTGGTAATCAACTGATAAACACTCATGTTTAACAGGTCAATTTTAAAATAACCCAGTTGTTCGGCAGCTTCGTAGTCGATGGCCGCACAACGATTCACAGGATCCTGCGGAATGTCTGTTACATACACACCAGAGTTATGACGACGAACTTGTTCTTGCACAGTTTGACGTGCAGGCGTATGCTGGATTAACTCCAGCAGTTGATTGCGATCTGCAAAATCAATGTCGATATCTGCACTCATTACCAACCTGCCTGCGTTAATATTTCTTTGGCGTACTCTTGATCTGCCGTGTAGTCACTGAACTTTTTTTGCCATACATCCGAGTCAATGTATGGCCATACCATGGCAATTTGACCAGTATCTAATGTGCTTAAAAACCGTTGCCCAGATTCACTGTTGTAAATTACCCAAGGACTGATACGTCCTGTTGTCACTGCATACACAGTGGCATTGGTACCACCATAGCGTAAACAATCCTGAGCAGGATTGCCTGTTTTCTCTGCCCAGTCAATTCCGTATTCCATTGCACGAGCCAAGGCATCGTTGATGTTTTCTACTTGCAAATAATATATCAAGTATTCTGTGTACACAGCATCACGGCACCAGTGATCAATCTTTTTGTTTTGTTTCAGTACCCATTCCATAAAACGTGCAGGGTTAATGGCACGTGTGGCCACACAGTAGCGACCAAACTTGACAAATGCTCGGTAGTAAGGTGAGTCAGCAAAGTCATCAAATGTCTTTAGTTTAGCACTGCCTTGTGTCATTTCGTAGAACTTAATGTACGCTTGAAAGCCCAGTTCCACACCACGCTCTGCTCGTTCCATGCGTCGACGTCGCGGCTCACAACTATGCACAGTCAGGCTTGTTTCTTTGACAAAGTCTTTCCGACAATACTGACAGGTGTAACTCATTTTTTAGTTTCTTGCCCCGATAACTTCAAGTGCTCGTCGATTTCTTTTTTAGTAGTAATCGACGCCAGCACCGCAATGTCATCATCTTTTAAATGTGGGTACAGTTCTGCCAACTGTTTGCGTATACTACTAGCACCGGGTTCTTTTTTCTTAGGAGCAATCCAGGTGTGTCTGGGTGTGCCCATGTCAGGACTGACAGTGGTGGCACACAGCCATTGCAGTTCCGGATGCCGGCTCAGTGCAAAGAAATGTTTGTTGAAGCGTTCATTAGTAGCAATAAGATAAAACTCTTGCAGTTCTCTTGATCCTTCAACTGAACTGCCCCACCGTATCATAAGATAGTTTGAGAATTTTTTACGTTCTTCGTCTGTTAAATCTTTATAAAAATTACGATCCTTGCGATCAAACTGTCGCATCTCGTTGGCAATGTTTAGTTTATCACTCATCACCAGGCCTTTTGATAGTCTACAATCTCACAGTTACGACTGATATCTTTGACAAAATACACACAGTCCGGCTTGGGGTCATCACTCAGCGGAATACACAACATCTGTCCATTTTTTAACTTAGGAGCATACCAGGCCACTTCATGATACACGTCTATAATTTCAACAGTTGGAAAACTCGGTCGAAAACTGCTTAATGGATTAAACTGAAATACCTTAAAGCCACGGTCGTTGATACTGGTCAATGGAAGCACTTCAAGGTCGCCTACTTCAGGTTCGCCAATTAGTATCTGCCAGTCCATGGGCATGCGTATTTTGTGTTCACCAATTTGTAACACCAGCGCAGGAGCATTAAAACTTTCTAAAAAGATAAGCGGAATGTAATGATAGTCTGGATCCTTGGGATCACTGTTGTCAAATATAGCAAATCTCATGTCTTCAACTTCTTCTGGAAGATGGTCAAGGTCGAATGCTGTGTTATCTAGTGTTAGTATTCTCATGTAAGTATAATATAGTATATGCGGTCAAATGTCAAGTGTTTTTAGTTTTTCTTTTACTTCGGCTGCAAATTGACTTTGCCAGGCACCGTCGGGAACATGAAACAGCGGCGATTTTGTTTGTAGCTCTAGCGGGTATGTTGCTAAATTCAAATTTAATGCATGCGATTCAAATCTAGAGAATTGGGTGTTTACTATGTCACTGTTCCGTGTCAACAGTTCAGTGACTGCTATTAACTGTTGATATATACCCATCGAGTACACAAAAGGAATATTCCGATTCTTTAATACAGACAAAGCGCCAACAATTTGCCAAAATGCACCAAAGTTTTCCCAAACTGGGTTTGTTAACGACTGACGCAAGGTCATTAACAATTTCTGGTCCTGATTTAGCAGATGCTGGTGTTGATTGGTTATCCACTGTCGATTAACCGCGACATGTGTGTTTTCAAATTCAATCCTGCCTGGGCCAGTGAACCCAATGACCACAGCGTCGGGACTGTGCTTTAGGCCGTTAATTAGATCATGTAGTATTATGCCAATGGAATTTCCCGGGTATGCATAATTTATTACTTCATAGTCAGGCAGCATTTCTGACCAATGTTGGCCTGGAAACTTAGCATCTATAGAAAAAAAGCTGTCTCCGACTATTAACAATTTGGGCCTAGTCACTTCCACTCTAGTTTTTCCTGAGAGAACGGATAGTTTGCATCTCGATAAAATACTTTACGTTTAGTTAGATGTCGTTTGGCAAACTTACAGGTACTGGTTATATCCCAGATCTCTACATGGTCTTTGTCTTCCGCTTTTCTAATGCCGCGCCCAATTGACTGTATAACACGGACAAAGCTCTTTCCGGGTTCAAGAAGAACCAGATTAAAAATCCTTGGAATATTAATACCCACAGCGGCCACACCGTAAGTCGCCACAATAATCTTGCCAGTACTGGTGGCCACTTCGTCATATTCATCTTGTCTTGCTCCTGCTTTAGTTGCACCTGATACAAACACTGCTCGATCGCCCAGGCGTTCAATCAAAGCATGACCGGCTGCTACACGGTCCACCAATACAAGTGTATTGCCTGTGTCGTTAACATGTGACACCAAGTTGGCAATGGCAGTGAGTCTGTCTGGCTCTTCCAACAAGAACTTCAACTCACTTTGATAATTTGAGAACTCTGCGTGGTCCACCAACTGTACAATGTTCACATGACACTGTGCCAGCACACCACGATCCTGTAGTTCGCTTGCGCTGAGTTGGCTAATAACAGGGCCAAGGCTGCATTTTAATGCTTGGAATTCAAACGGCTCTTTGGGCACAGTTCCGGTCAATCCCCATCGAATCGGCACTCTAGCCATGATGCCTGTCAACAAGGATTTGAGTGCATCTGCCTTGGCCATGTGTACTTCGTCTACCATCACACATACCACGTCCTCGATAAAGTCCTGTATGGTAACATCTGCTACACCGTTCTTTGTGTTCTTCATCAGCACATTTAAACTTTGCCAGGTACAAATTGTATGTGTCCGACCATGCTCTTTACGGTCACCAAAGTACACCCCAACATCTAGCCCTAGGTTCTTGTAGTCTGCTTCTGTTTGTGTTACCAAACTCTTGTTAGGTACAATAACAATGCTACGTCCATATGTTTCTATGCTTAAGCTCAGTGCGGCAGTGATCAAGGTCTTGCCTGCGCCAGTGGCCACTTCTTGTATGCATTGCGGATTGCCCAAGAAGTTGTTGATGATCTCAACCTGATAGTCACGCAACACCACAGGTTCACCTGCCATTGGATGTGTCTGGGGCCATGTCTTGTGTGCAAACGAATCCTCTCGGATCTGTGTAAAGTCAAACACGGTAGAGTATTCGCGTTGGTCATCTAGTTCAATGTCGTAGTTGAACTTTTCTAATATAGGAATAATCTCAGGTAGTAAGTTTACATAAGTGCTGCCACCAAGTTGAAAGTAACTGACCTTGCCATCCCACCGCCCTAGTCTAACTGCTGGCAAATAACGTGCACCAGGCACATCATACTTAAATGCATTTACTAGCGCACGACGAGCATCAAGTTCGAGCCCTTCAATCTTGATGTTTACTTCGTCTTTAATTTGTATTGTGCATCTTTTCATATGTTAAATTTCTAAGCTGTTGTGTTGTGGTAGGAAAAAGATCCAACCCATTGCATTGTAGTTCAAGGTTGTTCAATCTCAATAGGTGTTGTATGTATGCTTCGTCAAAAATGCTGTACACTGTAATTTCATTATTGTTACCGTCTAAAAGATTATGCACATATTGTTCACAACGTAATTGGCTATTGTGAAGTTTTTGTAGTGACAAAAACTTCACATGCTGTTGATGTATTATACTTAAATCAATTGTAAAAGTCAATTCCAGTTTTGATACAATTTCAGTTAATCGTTCTATGTAATTTTCAAATATGTCTTGGGTAGTTAATTGAGCCACTGAATTTAATTCTTGATATCTTATTGGATTGTATGAGGCTTCTAGTAGATCATTGATCCAAAATGAGCACCACTCACGCATGATCCATCTGGGCACAGTTTCATCAAATTTACCATGGTAGTTCCAATGGGTTGCAAGTTTATACTCAATGTCAGCAGGCTCTAACAGTAACGAGATATACTTAATTAATTTTCTGTGTTGTTGTTTAACAAATTGGTTGTTAACATAATCTAATCTATGAGAGGTGCAAGGAAGAATAGAAACAATAATATCATCATCCTTGGCGCTTTTAAATGTTTCGATATGTACTTGTGTTATAGTTGATTTAGCTAATAGATTATCCCAATGCTGATGGCTATTACCGTCGTTGTTAAAAGTAAATTCACCATACGGCTCCTTTCTCAAATTAGTATAATTGTATATGCATCTAGCAACATATGTACCGTAGCATCCAGGCGGAAAAATAACATTAATCATAATAATAGTGTATACTTATTATCTCAAGAAGTCAAAAAGACAGACACCTTTTTAAGGGTGTCTGCCATAAAGCCCGGGCCGGAGCCAACCTACTCCCGAGAAAAAGGAGATGAAATGAACTAACCAACTACCACTCGAAAACCCTGCTCACGCTGTTCGTCTGCTTCATAATCAGTATCCACGGCAAACAAAAACAACTCACCATCATAAATCTTGTACATTTGGCACTCCTGTTAATAAGTTTCTTTTATAAAATCGTATTGTTCCGCAGGCCATTTTGCCCGGAACTCTTCTGATTTGACATAGTCGTTGTAGGCCTTAGCATCAAAAAATACTTTGCGGAACACTGACGTAAACTCACCCTTGGGTGTTACTGTTAAGTAAACAGACTTGGCTTTTCCTGACATATCAATCTCCAAACGCTAAAATAATAAATGCATAAAGTAAAGACCACCCAAGGTGTCCTAGCATTAGCAACATTAGGACACCTATCCAAGCCATATTAGGCACTCTTCATACATGTGGTCTCTGACATGCGTTTCCAGTTTCCGGGAAAGCTCTTACGCAGGTCTGCAATCTTAAGAGCCATGCGCAAACTTACCTCACGCAGGCGTTCTTTGTTGACATGCATGAACTCAATAATGTCATCTTGTGCATACTCGTCAAAATCGTATTCTGCAAACAACACACCATCTTTGGCAATCTGTTTGATACGCAACAACTTGTCACGCATGGTGTCCAAGGTCAAGTCCAGATAGTGACAGCGCGATTGCAATGCGTCCAAGTGGTCCCGCAATTTTTGCGACTTCATCTTGTCAAACTTTAAATTAGTAATAAAAATTACACTGCCTTTGAACTCAAAACGTTCTGGAATGCCTTCTCTGCGCAAGGCACTGGATTCTGACAACCAGCTAATCACACGCTTCTTGCCGGAGTCCAAGGCACCCTTGAGCAAGTTAAGCGCAACATCATCCAACAGGATGCTGTCACAGTCGTCAAACACAATGACACTGTTGGCGTCACTGTATTTGTACAGGGTCTGGTACAGGCCAATTGGAGTGGCACTGCCTTTAACTACTTCTGCACGGAGTCGCTTGCCTGCAAGTTTATCAAACAAGCAGGCCTTGTCAATTTCTTGTTCTACACCAAAACTCTTGCCCACGCCTGGGGGGCCACTCACAATCATAGCACGGATGTCACCGGTCACAGTGGCCTTTGTCATCTCGTGCAGGATGTCAAAACGCTCGCGGATACGATCCATAGCTTCGTCATCGGTTTCGTTAACTACTGGGACGGGGTTTTCAATCTCGGCTGTAGGTGTGGTACTCACGGAATCTCCATTTACATATTCAAAGTCTCGGATGGAATTTACCCGGATACGGATTGTA